ATGGCCTTAGCTGAAACTATGGCTGAGATAAACCCTACTCTACAAAAGTTTGTTAGCTTTCAAATAGAAAAAGAAAAACAAGCAGGCATACAAAAAGGTCAGTTACAGGTTTTAGGGTCTGATCCAGAAGGTATTAAAGAACTTAAAAAACAACTTGAAAAAAATGAAGGTAAAAGATTTGCTAGAAATTTTGTTGGTGGTAATATTTATACACAATACGGAATTGAAAAACAATTAGCTATTAATTTAGGTAATGCTAGTGAAGCTAAAACTGCTGATTTCTTTAAAAATTATACAGTTGATGGAATACCTCTATCTGAATTTGATATAAAATCACCAGAATTTGAAAAAGCAATAAATGAATTTAACGAAACCTCATTATTAAATACAAGAGGTATTAGACCAGAATTAGTAAATCAGTTTTTCTTGCCTAAACAAAATGCAGCAGTAACAAAATTTTATAATGACCATCAAAATAATTTAGCAGAAGCAAAGCTCAATCAAGCAGCTATTTTATTAGAACCTGCTATTCTTAATTCTTGGTTGCGTATAGATACTATAAATGAACAGATAGATGCAAATATAATTGATAATGATGGTTTTACAGATGGGTATAATTATTCTTTGAATGAATTACAAAATAGTGTTGATGATTATGTAGCAAGAGGATTATCTAGTCTTGTGTCACCTGCAAAACTTTTAGGTTATATGGAAACAAATATACTTAAAATCTTTGAATACTATGAAGACAATAATTTAGATATGGAGGAAGCTTACGAAGAAATAGAAGAATATGTAGAATGGATAAGTGGTTTAAAAGTTGGACCTGCGAAACAAGATCTAAGTAACTTTTTTATACAAGATGGAGAAAATAAAGTTGAAACTATACTAGATGGTATTTTTGAAAAAAAAGAACAGGTTATAGCTAATAAAAATAAGTTTGAAAAAAAGAATAATGAAAGAAAAATTCTTAATACATTAAATAATACTGATTTTAATAAAACTGATTTCAATAGCGTAGAAGAAGAAATTAAATATTATAAAGATCTTGGTCAAACTTTAAAAAATTTATCAATAGAATTTCCAAATCAAATAGAATTTTTATACGAACAATATGATTTAAGAAATTTTAATGTTGACGAGTTTTTTATTGATTTAAAAGCACAATACGATCAAGGTGAAAAAAGTCAAATAGATAGTTTAAATAAATTAAATGACGTAATGTTAGCTTTAGGACCAAATGCTAGTAGTACCGATAAACAAACAGCCGAAGATTTAAAAAATTATATTAATAACACTCAAGGAAAAAGTTTAACTCAAAGATTCCCAGAGATTTCTAATCTTCAAAGTTATGCAAATAAGAGAATTGGTAAATTAAAAGACGGAGCTTATATTGTTGGTAAAGAAAATAATAATGTAGATAAATTAACAGATTTAAATAGAGAATTAGAAAGATTAGTAAAAGAAAATAATGGAGTGATGGTTCCTGTAACAGTAAATAATAAAAATTATAAATCTATTAAAGATTGGTATTTAGATAATTTAAGAGATATAGAAAGCAAAGATTATGAATTTTACGATCAATCTTATAATTTCGATCAAGAAATAGAATTAATTGAAGAAGAAAAAACTAATAATAATAATGAAGGAACAATAAATATAGAAGAACAAAAAATCTTAACGTACGATACAGAGACAAAACTATTTAATGAAGTAAAGCCAAGTGAATTACAAATAGGTTCAAACACTACAGTTGTATCTATGAATGGTTCAATCACACCTGCTGGTCAACAAATTCTTAAAGAGCTAAATATTAATTCGTTAAATAACTTTAATGTTAATCGTTATAATACAAAAATTGAAAATGAGCAAATTTTAAAGAAGAATCAAAATTTAAGAGAAGATGATTTATCTTTTAATAATGTAAACACAAATCAATTTGAAGCAGGTGCTTTTTCAGAAGGTGGGGTTACAACATTTGAAGTAGAATCTGGCGATACATTATCTGGTATAGCAAATGATTTAGATACTTCTGTTGAAGCTATTAAAAAAGCAAATGGATTAACAACAGATCAAATTCAAATAGGTGATGTTTTAGTAATTCCAGAAGGTATTACTGATCCTAATAAAGTAGATGCTCCTAAGTTTGACATTAATAAACTGATTACAAGTAAAGACCACCCATTTAATCCTGTCAGAGACAAACATAACTTCCAAGTTATATATAATATTGCTAAAGAAATAGGTATTAAGTTTCCAGAACTTGTAGCTGCACAGGCTATGGAAGAAACAGGTTTTGGTGAAACTCAATCAGCAAAAAATAATTTCTTAGGTCTTCAAGCTACACCTTCAGAGGTTAAAAGAGGTGAGTCTGAAAGAAAACTGACTACAGAATTTAGAGGTCAAGGTGAACAAGTAGAAGAAGCAGATTTTAAAACATTTAATAATATTAGAGCCATGATGATGCAATACAAAAAGGAATGGAATGATAATTTTAAAACTAAATCTTATAGCAGAAAAGGTATTGTAAATGCAAGCAGTATTCAGGAAGCAATTAAAATGCTACAAGCTGAAGATTATGCAACCAATCCAGATTATGATAAAAATGTATTAAGTATTATTGATCGTGCTATTAAAGAAGGTTGGTTTTAAACTATGACAGACTCAAACATAAACAATCTTCTTAATAACGAAGAAGTAGATACAAACAATGTTCTTGATAACGAAAAAGACAATGTGAACGAACAACAGTCTGCTATAGATGATGAAAGCACTTTTTCTTTTACAAATGTTTTTAATGAAACAAACTATACACCTACTACAAATTTATTTGATAACTATATAAACGAGACTTTTTTTGATGAAGAACCTTTTGATTTTGTTTCTGGAGATTTTAATTTAACTAATAATATTTTTAGTGATTTAACTGAAGAAAAAACACAAAGAGATTTACAAATAACAGATAATCTTCTTAAATATATTGGTGTATCAGATTACATTACAAAAGGAGATGTCACTCGTAAACCTAGAACAAGAATAAAAGTAGAAAAAATATTTAAAGAAACTACAGGTTATAGTTTTTCTGATGTTGAAAACAATAAAATAAGCAAAGACATTATTGAAAGCGAACAATTTCAAGAAGGCTTAAATAATTTTTATAATCAATTTACAGAAAAAATAACAATACCAGATAAGAATGATAATGCTGTCTTGCAACAAGTTAGTGGTCTTGGTTATGAAATAGGTGGAGGTTTATTAGCTGATGCTTTTCTTACTCCTTTATTAGCATTTGGTCCTAAAGGTTGGCTCGTATATGGTCTTGGTCAGTTTGCTTTAAATGCTTACTTCAACATAGAAGCACAAAAAATAAGATACGGACAATCATTAACAGGTAATGAAGATTTATTTAGTTGGCCTGAAGTTTTTTCTTCTGGTCTTGTAGGGACCATACCTTTAGGTACAGAACTAAAAGGTTTAAGGGGTATGTTTAGATCAGGTATTTATGGCGGTACTTTAGCTACATCAGAAGCTTTCTTACGAGATCTTTTTGGAGAAGATTTAGATTGGCAAGATTACGCTTTAAGTCTTGGTTTTGGTTCTGCTTTTGGTGCAAGTTTAAAAGGTTCAATAGAAGGATTAGAGACTTTATATAGAAAATATGATGGTTTAGATTTAAATAGTATTAAAAAACTTTGGACATCAGATGATACAAATACAACAAAAAAAATAATAAAAGATTTAACAACAGTAAAAAATAAAATAGATGAAAACATAGAAGCAAATGGTGGAGATCCTAAAAAAATACAACAAAGAATTGATGAAGAAGTAGCAAAAGTTAAAACAGGAGATACAGACAATACAAATAAGAAAAAAGTAAATATAGAAGAAACACCCAATGTTAAAACAGACTTTACAAAAGAACGAATTTTTGTAGCACCAGAAGCTTATAAAAGAACTAAACCTCGTTATGGGTCTGCAACTATACAATTTCAATCTGATTTTGATAAATTATCTTGGTCATTAAGAAAAGGTAAGAAAGCAAAAGCAAAGAATGATGCAAAGATATTAAAAGTATTTACAGATCAAGGTTTTACAGAAAAAGAAATAAGACTACATGGAGATAAAGTACACGCAAAAATTAAATCAATAGTTACAGATTTAACAGGTAATGCTAGTGCGTCAGGAAACAATACTAAAGGTTTAAATCTAGAAGTACCGATACTAAAAGATTTTGCAAATGTAGTAGAAAAACCATTAAACAAAACAGCAAGTGATGGTGATTTGGATTTAGGTAACACACAAGTAAATCCTCAGAAAATGAATCGTATTAAAGATATGAAAAAAGGCAAACAAGATTTAGTAACGCAAAAAGTAAGAACAAAAAAAGAACAAGGTGGTTTTGAAGGTGCTGAAACAAGAAGTCAGTTTGATACTCAAGAAAGTGCATTGGGTAAAATGACAGACTTAAAAGGCAAGATTACAGGAGATCCAAAAAATCTTAAATTTTTTACTGAATATACAAAAAGAAAAGCATTATTAGAAGGTAAATTACCAACAGAAGAAGAAGTAGTTATAAACCAACAAGGATTACAAATAGCTACAGACAGGGTGGCAAATTCAACTCAAAACTTTTTAGAAGTAATTAAAAAAAATATTGGTAAAAATACTAAAAAAAGTAGAAATGCAATAGATAAAGCAGGTGAAAAAATTATACAGGCTGAAAAATTAGTAGATGATTGGTTGGGTATGGGTATTCCTTTAGGTACAAGATTAGGTAGAGCTATGAACGCTTTTAGAATTAAAGGCATAGAAGGCATAGAAGGCATGACACCTGACCAAGTTATGAAACTTAGTCCTTTAGAAAAGAAAAATTTAACAGCACAGAATGTAGATATTTCTCCAAGTCTCAATAAATTATTAGATCAAAGTGCAGACTTTCAAACAAATTTATTAGCAAGAATTAAAGAAGGACATGAAACAGGAGATTATTCTCAAGTTATAAAGGTTGCTCAAGAGATGAAAGAAGCAAGTGGTAGTATTGAAAAAATGGTTAAATTATTTAATGATGATGCTTTTGGAAACACTTTAAGAAATCTAGGACAAGTCAATAGAGTTATTAACGAAGTAGGTATTAACGGAGTTTTATCTGGTCTTCCGTCACAAAGATTAAATTTATATTCTGGTATTGCAAAAACATTTATACACGCTATGGGAAATTTTAGTGGTACTTTAGATGTTGCAGGTGGTAAACCATTAATTAGAAAAGAAGGAGTTACAGCAGCTACTAAACATTTATTTGCTTTAATTTATAACTTTGATTTTACTTTAAAAGTGTGGAAAAGATCATGGGATATGGAAGATAACTTTATAAATGTCGGCAACTCTAAAATTGATACAGGTCAAAGATTTGTAATTTCTTCTGATAAACAAGGTGCATTAGGTAGATTAATTGATAAGGGTAGAAAAAAGTTAAAAGGTAATCCTTCTATATTTTCTAAAGAAGAACAATTTGTGCCAACTAATACGATAAATGCTGGTGGCAAATTTATAAGATTAGTCAGTAGATTAATGACATCTAATGATGCTTTTATACAGACACCAAATGTTCTTGGTTCTACTGCTTATCACGCTACTATGGAAGCTATTAAAAGAAATTTAAAAGGACAAGAATTTGAAGACTATATAAAAAGCAGTTTAGACGGAGTTATAGATTATATATTAAAAGGACAACAAGGTAACTTAGGTAGATTAAAACCCATAGAAGGAGATACATTTTTTAAAAAAGGTATCGGCCCAAGAGAATTTATTGAAGATCCTGTACTTGCAAAGATCTTTGAAAGAGCTAAAGACTTTGGTAAAGAGATAACATATACACAACAAATAAGAGGTGGCAGAAGTGATGATGTAACAGATCCGCTTGGTTTGTTTGCAGAAGAAATAAATAATTTAGCAATACAATATCCACCAATGAGAACATTTTTTAAATTTACAAGAACACCTACAAATATGATTAAAGATGTTATGAGGTATATACCTGTTATAAATACACCTGCAAGATTTGGTAGAAGTAAACCATTCTTTACTGCACCATTAATAGGTGATGTAAAAAATCTAAATCCTCTTAATGCTTTTCTTTTACCAGAAATAGCAGCAGACTTAAGAAGTCCTAACCCTCAAGTTCGCACTAATACAAGAGCGCAAATCTATATGGGTAATGCTTTTGCTACTATCTTAGGACTACTTGCTTTTAACAATATAGGTCAACCATCTAATCCGTTTGTTAGCTCTGATGAATATGAAAGCGAAGATGAAATACCAAGAACATTTATAACTGATGGTGGTCCTAGTTGGCATACAAAAGAAGGAGCTATTAGGCATCTTGCATTATTAAAATCTGGTTGGTTGCCATACGCAGTAGCTACTTTATTATTTGACGAAGATGGTGAAATAATGTTTGACGAAGATGGTTTACCAATGTATAGATACGAGTCTTATGAAGATTTACCTGATCCAATTTTATCCTTGGTTAAAGCTTGGGTTGACTTTCAAGGTATGTCTCCATTCTTTACTAAAGAACAAGATAGAATATATGATGAATATACGATTGGTTGGGCTGCTTTTATAGGTCGTGTTATAACGAATAAAAGTTATGTTTCACAAATAGATGAAACTATTGAATTATTTAGTAAAGTACCAGAAGCACTTACTGGTAATGTAGATCCAGACGATACCATAGGTTATGAAAAACAAAAAATTATACGTTATTTAGGTAGATTATTTGAATCTTCTATAGTGCCTTACAGTAGCATGTGGGAGGATATTCTTCGTCTGCCAGCAGATGTAACCGCAGAATTATTAGGAATAGATGAACGTGAAGCACAAAGGCTTAGAAAAGAAGGTGTAGAAGGTGTAACTAAATATGCAATAAAAATACTTGGTCAAGAAATAAAATTAGGAAATGTTAAAAATAAAAGATTAATAAGACTATTTGCAAAAATGGACACAACAACATACTCAGGTGATTACTCAAACTTTAAATTTTTAACAAGCGAAGATAAATTAGATTTATCAGATAAAGAATATAATGAAGTTTCTAGTCTTTTACATTTTCTTCATGGATTAGCACAACAAGTAAAAACAAATATACCTGCAAATGTTGGTGGAGATTTGCCTTTCCAAGTAGAACATATAACAAATGATGTAATTACATATCCAAGTAAGAGAGGATTTAATATGTTGACAAATGCAAAGTATTCAAAAAGTAAAAATAATTTATTGAAACAAGCTGAATATTTAATAGGAAGATTTGTAGCACAACCACCTGATATTATAAGAGGAAGTAAATTAAAGAATTTTGTAAATAATCCTAGTTTTAGTAGTAAAAATTTTGTACCTATTAAATTAAATAATATTCAATATAATAATTTAAAAAAATATATAAATACAACAGTATTAAATTTTAGTGGAAAAAATTATAATATTGCTGATGCTATGAAAGCTTATATAAAAGGTGAAATTATTACTCCTGATGCTAATTTAAAGGATGAACAAGTAAATTATAAATTTAATAAACAACAAATAGAAAAATATGGATTAGATAGCGTACAAGGAAAATTAGGAGCAGATAGAATATATAAACAATTAAGTAAAATAAATCAACTATTTATAAATGCAGGTATAGAAGAATATTTAAACGATAATTATACAGACCAAGACTTACAAACTAGAATAAATGTAAAAGTAAATCAACAAAACGAGTACAATAAAGAAATAGAAGTTCTTTTAGATCAACTCAACTTTAAAAGGAATTAATTATGGCTACTAACACCACCGCAACAACGCAGACTCATAATGGCACAGGTAGTCAAGCTAACTTTGCCATATCATTTTCATTCTTAGCTGATAGTGAAGTTGATGTAACAGTAGGAGGAGTACTTAAAACATTAGGTACACACTATACAATAAGTGGTTCTACTCTTACTTTTACTTCTGGTAACATACCTC